CTGGCGTTTGAGGTTGGAATGCTGCATAGCAAGCTGCGGGAAATGTCGTACCTGCTGGCAAACGCCCAGGAACACGTTAAAGAGTTGGAAATTGAACTTGCATACGAAAGGAAATGAAATGACAACTATGACCATGATTCATGAAGTCCGTTCAGTTGAATTGACTAAGACAAACTCACTGACCAGCACCGGAGGTTTGTTCTGGCGTCGGCAGTTGAATGTGATTGACAAAGATGGCAATCTGACTCAGATCACTTTGTTTGCTGCAACGGAAGAGCGACTGGAAATCAAGGAGAAAACATGAAAATTTACAAAGCAATCAATGCCGTGCAGACAGAACTGTCAACCATTGGCATCACGAAAGATCGTACCAACTCGCAAGGGTCTGGTTACAAATTCCGCGGCATTGATGATGTTTACAACGCGATCAGCCCACTCCTGGCTAAACATGGGCTTTGCATCCTGCCGCGAGTGTTGACCAGGGAATGCGTAGAACGCTCCAGCAAGGCCGGGGCAGCTTTGTTCTATGTGACCGTTGAAGTTGAGTTTGATTTTGTTTCGGCAGAGGATGGCAGCAAACACACTGTTAAGACCTTTGGCGAAGCAATGGACAGCGGCGACAAGGCCACAAACAAAGCGATGAGCGCAGCTTACAAATACGCAGCGTTCCAGGCGTTCAGCATTCCCACTGAATCAGACAATGACGCGGATGCATCCACCCATGTTGTGCAATCTCAGCCAACACCCAAAGTGACAGACGCCACTATCAATATGCTTCTGGATGACATTGCCGAATCCAATACGCACGACCTGCTTAAAGAAGCATTCTTCAAGGCTATCAAGACTGTTGGTAATGATCAAGAAGCGCGAGATCGAATCACTAAGGCCAAAGATTTACAGAAAGCAAAACTATGAGCATCCTATTTCGCGCCAGCGCATTGTCAGCCATCATGACTGACGGCAAGGGCAAAGATGAACTTTCTGTCGGGGCTAAGACTTACGTGACCAAGCTGGCCAAAGAGTTCATTTACGGCTACGACGAACGGGTCACCAGCAAGTACATGGACAAGGGCATCCAGGTCGAGGACGAATCAATCGACTTGTATAACGCTGTCCACCTGACCAGCCATGCAAAGAACACTGAGCGCCGAAACAACGACTGGATCACCGGCGAGGCTGACATTGTGGCGGAGGACAGAATCATTGATATCAAGTCAAGCTGGTGTCTGACCACCTTCCCGGTCCTGGCTGACCAAGGTGAAGACAAGGGCTATGAGTGGCAGCTGCGAGCCTACATGATGCTATGGGACAAGCCAAGGGCAGACATTGCTTATTGCCTGGTCTCTACGCCTGCGGATCTGATTGGCTGGGAGAATAAAGCGCTTCACCAGGTTGACCACATCAACCGCGAGTTGCGCGTGACCGTTGTGCCATACGAAAGGGATTCAACATTAGAAGACAAGATCAAAGTGAAGGTAGAAGCGGCCAGGGTCTATTACGACCAAGTTATCCAAGAAATCAGTAAACAACACACCTATTAAATCATGGCAATCACAAAAGAAATTAGCTGCGTAGTTGGCACATACACAAATGGCCAAGGCCAGCAAAAAAACCGCTACCAGCGTATTGGCAGCATCATCCAGACGCAACGGGGGGAAATGCTCAAGCTGGACGTTATCCCACTCAAAGAAGGCGGCTGGGATGGCTGGGCATATCTCAATGACCCCAAGCCGAAAGAGTACCAAGGCTTGCCCAAAGACAATGATGATGACTCTATTTCTTTTTAGGACAAACCAGCATGAGTATCTTGGAAGAGATCAAAGTCAACCGCACACCGACTCACATGGTGCGCCCCGCTGGGCTTGAGTTGCAGAAGAAAACCAAGGAGACTCTTGGCCCATACGTGGAGCGGAAGAAGCAACCCGGTGAAGTCAAGGCAGCAGATAACGACCTGTGGCGGCGGGATACTTATAAGACTGGTGACGGTGATTACACCGCACAGGTTCCAAGGGAAGGTAGCCTTGTGGCGTTTAGTTTGCCAAGCAGGGGGCATCAAACATGAGTGGCGGACACTTTAACTACAAGCAGCATTCATTGCTGGACATGGCAGATGACATAGGCAGTCAGATTTTGACCAACGACAGCGAAGAAAAAAATGAATGGGGCTACAACATCGGAAACCGTTACAGCCCTGAAACCATAGAAGAGTTTGAAAGGGCAATGGTCATACTCAAAATGGGCTACGTTTACGCACAGCGTATTGATTGGCTGTTGTCTGGTGATGACGGAGAGGATAGTTTTCATAAGCGGTTACAGGCACAACTTGGAGAATTGAAATGAAAGACGATGAAGTAGAAGGACTGTTCGCTTGGGGCTGGCTTGATTTAGCCTTGGCCGTTATCCTGACGCTGCTGGCAATAGCGGCGTTGTTCTTTGCAGCGGGGTATCTGCTATGACCAAAGAAGACATCGTCAAGCTGGCGCGGCAAGTTGGCTACCCGCTAGTTGAGTACGACGGCACGCCCTACATCCCTCCGTTGCTGGCGGTGCTTCTTGAGTCGATTTCCGATGCCGAGCGTGAGGAATGCGCGAAGTTGGCAGAGCAAACAATCTGCGACAAGCATATACCCACGGGTGTAAACATCTACGGCACACGCGCAGCCAAAGCCATAAGAGCAAGGGGAAACACATGACACCATTGGTTAAAGAAATGGTGGGCTACACACCAGAGGCAGAAACCTTTATGTGGTTTGACATTGGCAAGCTGCCAACGGAGGAAATGCGATTCTTGGTTGACGGCGAAACACTTACACATATCCCGTTCCATAAAGTGATTGTCTGCTGCATTGACTCAGACGGCGACAAGTGCATGTTGACTTTGATCGGTGGAAACGGGTCTGTAGCTGCGGCTGGTTTTGTTTTGTCTCCAACCTCGTATGAGATGGTCAACGCATTTGCCTATATGGACACCCCAGAAGGCTTGCGCTTGCTGCCAGCAACCGAAAGTGACGCACCACCATCTCGGGAACAATGCTACTCCGTTCTCTGCACTATCAAGCACTTTCTTGACCTGCTCGGCCAGAAGGCAGTAGACGTTTACCAGCCAAGTTCAAAGCGCAGCCTGATTAACGACAAGCGAAAAGCCAAGGGCAAGTTGCCATTGTTGTACGACTGGCACACGATAGTCATTGAGCCGTCACAAGCAAAGCAAGAACACCAAGGCGGTACACACGCAAGCCCCCGCAGGCATCAAGCCAGAGGCCACTGGCGTACCTATAAGTCAGGCAAACGAGGCTGGGTCAAAGAATGTTGGCGTGGTAATGCCAGCAAAGGCACAGTGTTTAAAGACTACGAACTGAAAGCTAAAAATGACTGAAGATGAAGCCTTTGAAGAGTTAGAGAGACAGATCAAGTACAAGTTGGACAGCACCCGCACGACAGTGGTAGCCGATGATTATTACTGGATACCGATTGACGAACACACGCCCACCGGGGTCAAGGTCTTGCTGCTTGGCAGGTCAGGCGTGGCAACCCTTGGTCACTATTACTACAAACCCGGTGAAACACGGTTCTGGGAATTTTGGGCTCCTCTTCCAAGAAAGCGACCATGAGCGTTTCGCAACATTCAAACATCCGCAAATTACTTCACGAATATCAAGATGGTTTAAGTGCAATGGAACTTGCAGAGAAACTGTCTTTAGACGATTGCACCATTCGCAGAGCATTGAAAGAAATGCCTGACACTTACATTGATCGTTGGTTGAAAGCACAACATAGAATTCCTGCCAAGGCTATCTGGTGTGCTGTTATTCCTCCTGAAGACTGCCCTAAACCGAAAGGAAAATAATGGATGATCTACCTAACTTTGCAGCCTGGGAGCGTCAAACACTGGACAGGTTTGCCCTGGACGCTTACCTACGGCTACAGGCCCAGCAGGAGGCGCTTGAGCAGCTACGTCAAGACCTGCGGGATGCTATGAAACTGCTACGCAAAAACCCGAGTTCCTTGCTTGTCAATGATTAGCGCCTGACGCCGGGGTTTGTCGCTGATGCTGATGTGCGTCCAAGCGTCAAACTCGCGGATGATCTGGTCAAACGGAAGATTGGCTGCAATGATTGCCCTCACAACGGCATCAGGAACCATCCCAGGCACTCGGAAGTCTGCTGCCAAGCCTTGCCTATGCTGAGAGGTATCCTTGCTGCCAACAGCGTCATTGACGGCCTTGCTACGGAAGGCGCTGTTTATCATCACCGGCTTACCGCCTAGTGTAGTTTTGACTGTCTCAAGAAACTCAGCCAACCTTTGCAGGTTTGCCAATTCCTGTGCGTTGGGCGTGTTGTCTAAGCTGCGGTGATCAGTGTGCGTCAATTCGGCAAGGGTAAAGTGCGGTGTCATTTTTTACTCAGCAAATCAGTTTTGGCCTGAGAACCGGCAGAGGAACCAAAGTAGTAAGCAATGATGC